TTAAGAATGTCTAGTTCCATTTTATTCTTCTTATCTTTAACATCTTTAATAGTTATATTCTTAGTCATTTTACCACCTACGATTAATAATTTACCACAGGAGCGGAATGCCCCACTCCTATGGTAAGTTAATTAAACTACTTAATTGGTAAGACTAAACAGCATTATCTTTACCAACACCATTGAGATATCCCCAACCAGTTGGGAAATGGAACTCCATACCGGCTTCAGTCAGGAACTCCTCACTCGTACCATCCCTCCGTGTCCAGCCAGTGTTCTGTTTATCTGGGTCTGCATAGAATTTGGTATCAGTAATATAACGATACTTCAATTCTTCAGGCTCAAACACTACCATAGAATATTGGTTAGTTGTTTCATAACTAAACAACGGATGGGTCTTGAGATAGATTTTGCCAAACGGGGTTTGCCACGTAGTGACGTTAATCCCATATGCCATAGTCTGAGCAGTAAGGGTAAACTGACCACTTGATTTCGCAAGTCTATTTATCGCCAGTAGAGCACCATCACCACAGAAGACCATCTTCTCATTCCTACCATACCTGAACATCAACCTCAAACGGTTATCTAGCCATTCCTCACCACCTGCCAACCAAGTCTCACCAGAGAAATCAGTATCAAGAGAATAGTCAGAAACATTCTCAGAAGCATACGTCCTGATAATGTTAATCAAGCCACGAGTCGTACGCTCGATTTTACCATTATCTCCAGTGTTCTCAGTCATGATTCCCCAGATAAAAGCCTTCTCCATTTCAATAGAATGCATTTCAAGAGCTTCACGTTTTACCTCTTTATATGCATCACCAGTACGCAATCTCGTGAGACGTGCAGTTCTAGTAATCTCCAGAGGCGAACGGAATATCTGGGTCTTGTTGTAAATTTTAGTGGGGTCATACTGAATCGAATCAGGCATGGCGCCACCTTCAGGATTCAAGTTACCAATAATCAAAATCCTATCAACATCACTAATACCATGAGTAGCACTATTATCATCATCCTCAAGGAGTTTGACAGTAATACAACTCGAAGCACCATTCTTCTGAACCGCAACTACTTTAACATTAACATCGACATCATAGTCAGAAGTGTCCCTCAACATAGCTTGATGACCAGCACGGAAATGATCTGCCACAGATTCGGCTACCTTCACATACTTAATATCCCCAGCAACTCCAGTATCACCAGCCGCAGCACTCATCAATGCATCAGTATAAATCTCACCGGCAGTTACACCACCACCTTGAACCGGCAAGGACTTAGTCCACCAGTAAAATTCAGGGTCATCCACAGAACTTTCTTTCATCATACTCATCATAGCCGTCAACGGAGCGCTACCATTAGGGTATTCATAAAGTATACCCTCCCGCCAGTTCTTGGGTCGCTGGTCATCTGCCCAATCACCAGTTCCTCTCATTCCTAAAAATGCACTCATATTCATTTACCTCCAGTTAGACGCAAAATTTTTCGTAGAGAGAGAAATGCTCGTCCTTGAGTTTTCCTTCCCCATCAAGTTTTTTCAGCGCAGTTATAATTAAGTTAGTAACAACCTCACCAACTTCTACCTTCTTTATAACTTTAGCTGACATGTCCCAAGTAACCTGATCAACAGTTTGAACAAATTTAAGAAGTTTTATTTCCTTTTCATCAAAGGAAAGATTCTCCCTAGCTATCCTCAAAAGTTTAAGGTTAAAAAAAGACCCCTCTTTTGGTAGAAGGTTTAGTAAAATTAATCTCTCAACAACTGTTAACTCCATTTCATTTCTCCTCTCTTAATTTAGTTAAATTAGACTCCATCATCATTAGTATAAACTCTTACGCTGTATCATCTAAAGCATAAAAAGTACCAGTTGTAGCACTATTTATTACGCATAAGAATCGTTTAGTCTTATGAGCTGCCAAAGTCATAAGTCCAGTCATTGTCCACTGTGCGCTGGCATCTACAGTAAGTGTAACAGTCTGGTCACCAGGATTAGTATAATCAAGGTAAAAAGATGTTCCAACTACATATCCGCCAATTAACGATAATACAGCTGCGACAGTAGGCAATGTTGCAGCAATAGGACCTGTACCAGTTGTATCTGATATAAGTCCACTTATCATCTGAGCAGCTGTCATAGTATAAGCAGCAGCAGAAGTTAAAATAGTAGGAGTAAGTTTAGGAAAAGAATTCATTCCCTGAATTACAGCCTTACCATCAGCAACCGTCAAACCCAAAGTATGAACATCCTGTACTTCAAATGTTGCAACTCCAGATACATTCAGCAAACCGCCAACATAAGCAGCTTTTGCTATACCAATACCACCAGTAATAACTACCGCAGCAGCATCAACTGCTGATGCATCAGTTACATTTGTTACTGAAAGAACACCAAATAGCGTAAGATTGCCACGCCAGATGTTAATGTTATTACCATCTGACTCAATCCCAGCTTTAAGTAAATCTCCTTTCCAACTCATAACCTACCTCCTATTTATGCAGACTCACTGAGAAGAGTATGCCACGAGTATCCATCAGAGAACATAAGGGCATAGTCAAGTACAGTGTCAAAAGTAATGTCAGTGAGAACTGAATCGTCACCCTTATTCTCCAGAGTTACATTCTTACCACCATTAACCTCGAGCATGATAGAATAAATCCTACCAGCTGCTTCCCGAACCGAAGGGAGTGTTACAGTAAATCCCAACGTGTCGTCAGTGGTACACCTCACCATTTGATCGTTTACGTCCATAGCGAGAGTTGAAGTAGCAAAAACAACTTTACCACTCTGACTCAAGTCACCACTAGAACGCTGGTCACCGAGTCCAATCGCATTAAGAAGTGAACTTTTATTTCCTAACATAATTAAATCCTCCTATAAATTAAGTAATTCATCTATTTCATTTTGAAGAGAAGTGTCCTTACGCTTTGCCGGAGGCTTTCCTCCACCTTCCTTTCTGAACGCAGGGTCATCAAACTTACCACCACTCTTTACTTTAACAGCTTGTTTCCTCATACCTAATACCTCACGAGTTTTCGGCCCAGCTTCTTTAAACACTTTGTCCAAATCCCAGTCAGGGTTCTCAGCATGGAGGTTATTTGCAACTGCCGAAACGGTCTTCTTAACACCCAATAAATCCTCATTGACAGTATAGAAGTTCTTAACCATCTCTCCGACAACTGTACTTCGATTCACGTGGCCCAAAACTATATTGGGAATAGCAAGAAGCACGTTCTCAAACACCTGTTTATTAGCTGTCTCCACCGCCTTAGTATAAACTTTACTAAGGACTTCATTGAACTTCGCTTCGTCATCCACTAAATCATCGATAGTCACTCCCTCAAGGAAGTTATGAACATCTATCTCAAGCTCGGGTACTTGTTCTTTCGGAGGCTCCTTCTCTATAGGTTTTTCCTCCTCAATTACTTTCTCTTTACTCGGTTCTAGTGTCGACTCTCCGGTAAGTTCTTCCACCCTATTCATGAGTGTAGCTATGCGAGTTCTCATCTCGTCCATAGTTTCCTCACCCAACTCCTCCTCAATAACAACAGCAGGTACTTCCTCAGCGGAAAGTTCTCCTTCAACAACAAGAGGTATTTCTTCGAGTGTTTTTTCTGCAGGAACTTCCTCGGCCGGTAGTTCTTCCGCAGGCACTTCTTCTATAGGTAATTCCTCCTCAACTCCAGGAGGTATCTCACCTAACATTTCATTAACTTCATTCTGTAAAGCATCCTCAACTTTTTCCGCCATCTTCTTTATCCTCTCTTTCTCGTTTATTATCTTCTTCTATATTATCCATCACGTTCTCTGGAAGGTTCATCATATTTCTAACGGCATCTGCACTACCTTGTAACCTCTTCAAGCCGCCGAAATCCAAACTACCTTCCACATCTTCTAGCATCGTTCTAATATCCTCGAGCCACTTTTCAAGCTCACCTTTCATATCTAACCAAATGCTAGTTTTTACAAACTCCTCAAACATTTTTGGAGTACTTCTATATTCCACCGCCCTCTCCTCCTTCCATAGGTACCAAGTTACCCTTCTGTCTCTCCCTATTTATTTGGTCATCTGACATAATTTTAGGACTTATCCTAAAATCTTGTACGTTCTTAGCTCCCATATTTAAGGCCATATATTCAAAGATTTTGACCATATCAAATTGACTACCCAATTGAGGGTTCTTTGCCAAGATATCATATAATCTAATCCACGCTGCACTATCAATCCCACCAGGAATTGTCCCATCCTTAGCGACCACATCATAGTCAATCATTAAGTCCCATGGAGTAGCTTTCATCTGACTTACGTCTCCAAATATCTGACTCAACTCCCTTTGCCACCTACCAGTTGTATTAATATAAGTTTCCTTACTCATTAACTGTTGAGTATGAGAAGCAAACATATAAGCCATATCCTTCAAACCTTGAAGACTAATTACCTTTGCAACCCTTTCCATCCTTGAGATAGCCCCTGCACGTGTCCCCTGGAATTCACCACCTGTGAGACGTTCAGGACCACCTTGACGTAAGGAACCCATCATACTATCATCAGCCCCACCTATCTTCTGCATCCACTGAATAATAAATGAAGAGTCAGCAATGTTTTGTTTAGTAATATCATTTACACCTAACTGTTGAACAGCATCTTTAACTCCCCTTCCCCATGCAGGACGTCTCATCCTAATTAACTTCCCAGGTTGAGGGTCTTTCAAATCTGCGATATTCACCAAGTAAGGGTCAACTACTAACATATCATTAATGGCCTTTCGGACATTGCTAACATGCGAGTTAAACAACCAGTCAAGTACTTCTTGCATACCATAAAGTATTTCAGACCTCGCTAATGGAAGGATGGAGTATCCATCAAAGTCAGGAGAGGCAGTGATGATAGGATACATCCCATGAGCGAGGCCCAATTTCTTAGTCTTAATTATAGTAGAATCATTAGCTAAACCAAATAGCCACTTCTCTGGATACTCACTATCACCCAACTCCCATTCTTTCGGGATTAAGTCTATAAACATATAAATTACGTCAACTGGATTACTTATTCTTGTATCATAAGAACTGTAACTACTCACCCCAGTTTTCTTATTTCTATGTGATTCCTCCGCGGTGAAAATAGAAGTCCGTTTCAACTGACTATCTCTTAAATATTTTACATTGAATAGTTCCTCTCCTACCTTTTCCTCCCTCATCAGGGCTATTCTGGAAGTGAGGTCTATCCAACCAACAAACTCACCATCCTGAGTACGATGTGAAGGAACTCGTGGGTCTGGTAAATAGAGATAAGGGTCAATGTTGGTAAGTTTATTCCCCTCATATATTACTTCTTCCTCATATACTCTAGTACCATGACCACGGAAATAACTTAAAAATCCACTCTTATCTTCCCTTATAGTCGTACCTATTTTCTTTTCCCATGCAGGAGCTGCTGCACCTATACCATATACTATTGAATCACGCAAAAATGTATGAAGGGAAAGTCCCACTTTAAATACATCACACTGATTCTGTATCACCTTCTCAAGCATGATAGCACCAACCGTATCCTCCGGTGACACACCCTTAAACTGAAGTATAGGGTCATTCAAGAAAGCCATAACTAAATACGTCAATACAGTCTCCATAATCACATAGCTGTAAGGGAACACTATTGACGTTGGAGCACGTGAGTTACCTTCTTTAATAATCCTATCTTCCTCATTAGGCTCAACATAAGCAGTCATTACCCTCTCAATCTCATTCCAAGAGGTAACCCTATTTGCCACAACAGAATGACTTTCCCTCGCACGTCGAAGTACTTCATTCTTTAGTTTCTCATGTAGTTTAGAACCAGGTCTCAAGTCCAATTCATATGGATACTTATAACCTAAGTCCTTCTCTAAATAAGAAGAAGTAGAAGCAGGGCCATTCGGATTTCCTTGTAATACATTCATCTAATTTCTCCATTCACCTTTGGTTAATAATTTACCATAGTTCATTAAGCCGATCTCCAATCACCAATAGGATCTTCATATTTCAATTCCTTAAACTCTTCTTCAGGGTCATCTCCCAAATCTTCTGGGTCAAAATAGTAATCCAACTCATCCATAATCTTCGTAATATAACCAGTTGCATCCATTACGTCCCAATACTTTGAGCGTGGAAACCACCTTAATTGTGCTTCTAATGGGCCACAGTTATTCTTGTTATGATACATATAACCTAACTTATAAAGGGGTGCCAACGTAGCAACTCTATCTGCCTTCTTACCCACCGCATGAAGTTCTAAGTAAGTAGGATACACCCCACGAACTCGCATTTCATTCTCGATAGGCTGGCTGATAAACTGGTGGAGAGAAGTAACTTCAACACCAAGTATACGTGAGTTGTTCCGAACGACTTGGTCAAACATAGCATCGTAAAGCGCGTCTGGTCTGACTTTCTCATTGAATATCTCCCTCACGAAAATCTTATGACTCTCTCTATCTACCCCCAAAGTAACCACTGCACTCTCAGCTGAATGCAGCTGAACCGTTTTAGCGGGGTCAACTATAGTAACATGAAGTAATCTCGATGTAGGAATTTTCTCTTCCCTTGGATTACCACTCTCTGTTACAGAATGAATAACAAGTTCGTCGCCATGATCTTCATAATACTTAAAGTACTCCTCCTTAAAAACAGCATCCTCAATAGAGATAGGAATATTCATCCTCTCCATATAGAATAAGTCCATCAAACCCTTACTCCTATGCTCCTCTACTTCCGCCTTAACTTCCTCCGTGGTCATATAGTTTGGGTCATAAGTATTATGATCAGCATCACAAATGCTTAATCGAATGGTAGACCACTCAGGTGATTCCATCAAAAGCTCGAGCATGGAATCCTCATGTTTAATAGTATCAATGTAGATAAACGTTGAGGGTTTACCATACTTATCCTCAGTCTTTAACACATCAGAGAAAAACCAATCCCGTTGTTTCTTCCTAATCTCCTCATTCCTTATCTCATCCTTATCTTCCAAATCGTCAATTATCAAAAGTTCAGGACGGTGATTAGCCCAATTAAGACCACGTACCTGCTGACCACTTCCACGTGGTAGAACGAACGTACTACCATACGCTACCCATGCAGCTTTACTAAATGTATCATCTGCCCCTTCTACGTCAGCAACTTTAATATTACCAAACAACTTCTTAATCATTAAATTAGTAAGTAGTTCACGTTTAATATTCTCCGTCTGCATCTCAGCGAGAGTAGCACTATTTGATATATATACTACAAAGTTCACATCCCTAAATAAAATTCCCTTAGTCGCCACGGCTCGAGCGATTGAAGTTTTACCAATACCTCTAGGAGCCGCTATAGCTATCTTATGATGTCCTGAATCTATCAAATCAAATATTTGATTATGTAAAGTAGAAAATGGTGCACTAAACGTATCTGAGAAAAATAGTTTACACATACTCCTCGTACTTAAATACGCTTGTTCCATTATCTTTTTTACTGCAGGGTCTTCCTTTAACATTACTGAACCCCTCGCATATAATTATTTATATCCTTTATCTCCTTAAAGATAGTTTTAACATCTCCATTTAAATCTGCTAATTGAATCTTCAAACCATCATGAACAGCATTGAAAGTAGTTGCTCTTAAATAACCATTTGTTATTGGCTGTTTCGTCCACTTTGCTATTGCCGCTATTAATACTCCACACACCCCAGCTATTGCAACACCATCTCCAATACTTATCATTGTCAGTCTCCTATTTTACCAGTGCTACAGCTTCCAGTTCAGCGGTTTTGTTTTCCAAAGCATCAACCCTCTCTTCTACCGAGGCTTTAACCATACTCACCCAAGACACTTTTTCAATTAGACCTTCAGGATATTCCTTATCGGTGTCCTTGAC